ATCACCATCATCTGGAGGTAGAGTAAGTGTATAATTCGATGCTAAGTTATCAGGTGATTTTATTGCAGCATATTTACTATTAGTAGCATTGTATATACTAATACCTGCACCAACTGAACCATCAGCACTTAATGAAATTCCTTTATCGTAAGTGGATAATCTTAAACTATTATCATAAAATAAATCAACACCGCCATCGGTTAAAGCACTTAATGCAGTTTCAGTACCACCTTTTGTTCTAAGATAAATTCCTAAAGCACTCTCTACATATAAATTTGCAGAAGCACCAGTATTTTTTATATAACTATCATCAAAATGATAAATTTGTAATTCTCTATTATCACCCCAACTTGCTTCAATGTTGTCGAGATATCTAAATCTCATTTCTGATTTATCCCAGAAAGCAGATTTAATACCTACATTACCTTTACTATCAGTACCACCAGTTCCATGAAACTCAACATCATCTTTAAATGTTGCAATGCCAGATACATATAAATCATCAACTGTAAGAGTTCCTAATCCATCAAATGTATTTGCATATACAACATCCCATCTATTTGCCGCACTACCTAAATCATTTTGATTTGGAATATTTGGTATAATATCACTATCAACCTTTCCTTTAAAATCAATATTATCTGTTGTAGCATCACCTAAATTTATATCTCCATTTAGATTAGAAACACCACCAACTGTTAAATTACTACTAAAATTACCAGTCGCAGCATCTAATTGTCCAGTAACAGTAACTCCTATCCCAGAAGTTTGGAATTTAAGACCAGGACTAGTACCATTATAATATAAATCTACTGATCCTAAACCATTAAATTTTGTAACTAAAGCATTTGTAGGACCAAGTACTTTAATTATACCATCATTAGCAGTATTATTTTTTATTTTTAAAGTAGCACACTTGTTAGTATCATCAAAATAAACTGAAAAATCCTGAAGTGTGCCAAATATAGTTTTTGTATCATTAATAAACTTAAGTGCATTATCAGACTTATCCCAATAAGCTGATGTTATACCATTAACACCATGAAGTTGTACATCTCCTTTAAATGTACCAACACCTGGATTTACAAGAAGTTGTTCAAATATTCCATCAGAAAGTACAGTATCATTTTTTACATGTAAATCCCCACCAACATAAAGATCTCCACCAGTAGTGGTAATACCACCAGCAGCAGAAAGAGTAACACCTATTCCACTTGAAGGACCAGTAAATGATACTGCACCACCAACATTTAAATTTTTCTCAATTCCCACACCACCTTTAACTATTAAAGCACCATTATCTTTAGTATGTGATTCAGTAGGATAATTTAAATATATTCCAGCATTTACTTGTACTGTATCACTATAAGCATCTAAAGTTAAATTACCAGTTGATGTTCTAATTTCATTAGTATCAACAATTACATTACCTATAGTTGAAATTCCAGTAACTTTTAAGTTTGCAGATGTAGTAGTTCCAACAACATTAACTCCTAATGGTCTAAGAGTGTAATCATCAAATGTTAAATTAGTACTATCAACTAATTCACCATTAGTTCCAACATAAACAACACGATCATTTGTTAAATCTGTAACTTGTGCTGTGTTTGCCTTTACTCCACCTTGAGCATCAATAAGATTGAGTGCTGTAGTAATACCAGTAATATATAAATGATCAACAGTAACTCCACCCCTGAATGTAGACAATCCAATTACATCTAATAAAGAGGTTGGTTGAGTACTTCCAATACCAACTCTATCATTAGTTGCATCATAATAGAAGAGATCTGCACCATCTACTAAACCTGCAGTATTATGGTATTGTAATTGCCCAATATCTCCACCAGCACCAGAACGAACAGCAGAAGCATTTGTCCATTCAAGACCAGTAAGACCCCTGGTTAAAAGTTCTCCTTGATCTCCACCTTCATTATTATAATCATATATCGTTCCTCTTATTCTAACATCACCATTAACATCTAATTCTTGTGATGGAGCTATAGTTCCTATACCTACCGACGCAATACCACTTGCACCAGAAAAGGCAGTTATAATGGTTCCACCAATTCCAATATTAATTCCATTTCCTACAGTAAGAATACCAACTGCACTATTGAATACTAAATCAGAAGATGTATTAAAATCATTACGATGAGTTCCTACTCCACTATTTCCTTTTGGATCAAATATTCTTTCCTTAAATAAAACACTTCCAACATCACCTGGAGGAGTTACTGTAATGGTTGCACCAACTCCTAAAAGAGCAGCATCAGCAGTAAGACCTACTCCTACAAAATTAAGTTGAGTTATACTACTTACTGATCCTACTAATGATCCCTCATCATATACACTAATAGAACCTGGAATTAAACCACCACCAATTGGAATCCAATACCTTTCTCCAGGATTAGAAAGAACAGATACTAATTGATATTGTTGACCTGCAGGAATACCAGGAGTTCCAGAAGCAGTTGGTGGATCACCAATATTAGGTTCTGCTTGACTTAAATCAAGATATTGATATCTATCATCCGTTAATCTATTTTGTGGGGTTCTTTTAACCCTTCCACTTAAATACTTAGGCATTACTATTTTCTAGAATACTTGCAAGAAATTCCATTTGAAGTGGAGCAACAAGTCCACCTTGAGTTGATATTCCAACATTAACTGTAATGCTATTTGGGTTTGCTTCAATAATACCTAATGTTGCTCCTGATGCAGGATCACCTGGACGTGGGTATGAATGCTCAGATCCAAATCCATCTTGACTACAAGAGAATATTAATGAATTATTAGCTATTGTGATTGAATCAGTTGCCCTCTTCATACCATTTGTAACAGCACTAACAAACTCATGCTGATAATCACCACCTTGCTTTACAACTGATCTAGTTATACCCGCTTTTGACCTTACAAAAGTATGGGCATCTCCAGAAGCAGCTCCTGCACTTCCAACATTAACACTAAAATTATTTGCATCAATATATGTAATTGGTATCCAAGCATCAGCAGCAGGATCAGTTGCTCTAGGATAACTATCTTCACCACCTCCACCATATCCACAGGAGAAAGTTATACTATTATTATCAATTTTAATTGCATCTCCTTGTTCAAATCCATGACCAGTAATAGTTAAAGTCATTACACCAGTTGATGGGTTATAAGAAGCACTTTCTGGTTTCTGTTTAGTTGCTGGTACAAATGTATGGATTCCAACATCAGAATTATCTGCTGTTCCAATACCCAAAGATACTGTCGTATCTGTTCTTCCAACAATTGGAATTGATGTATTATAATAAGGATCAGATGTACGAGGATAATCATGATTAGTAGCATGAGCATCCTTAGCACAAGTAAATCTAAGAGATTCTTTTCCAATTTTAACTGTTTTAGTTGCTCTACTTAAACCATCCTCTGCCCAAGATACAAAAGTATGAGCATTAGTGTTTGTAGATGGAGTAGTATTTAATACCTGAACAGTAAATGTGTTTGTAGTAACATTAGAAATAGGAAGCCATGTACCAAATGCTTTATCACCTTCTCTTGGATATGTTTTTTTAGCAGCATCACCACTTGCACCATTATAATTACAACTCATAGTCAGTGCATTAGGTGCAATATTAATCCAATCACCATTATTAAATCTATGATTATTAAGAGTAACAGTAACTACACCCGTAGTTGGATTATATGCTGCATTAGTTGGAGTATGCTTTGATGGTCCTTTAAATGTATTTCCACCTACACTAAGAGTAGCAATACCAACTCTAGGATCATAAACTGCAGCAGCTACTGAATAAAATGAAATAGGAGATGTTCCTACATTCAAATTAAATTTAGTAGCATTTTCTACTGTAATAGATTTCCATACTTGAGAAACTGGATCAGTAGGTCTTGGATAAGTATGAATTGTAGTTTTACCATCCATACTACATTTAAAACTTAATGCATAATCATCAAATTTTACAAGATTTCCAGTAGAATATCCATGAGCAGTAGCAGTAGTAATTGTTAGTATTCCTACAGAAGCATCATATTCAGCACCATTTGGTGTTTTTGAAGTTGATGATGTAAATAAAGTATTATCAATAAGAGTTAGATCTAATTTTCCAGTCTTAGCATCATATGCAGCATTTGATGGAGTAACTGTAGCACTACTTGAAGATATTGTTACACAATTTTGATTACATCTAATAAATTTATGGTTTGCAGGATTATAAAAATGCAATATTCCATTAGCACTACCAATATCTGCAGTAAATTCTGTAGTAGTTGGTGCAGTATTTACAATATATGATGCTTGTGGATCTGGGAAAATAGTAGTAGTTATACCTGAAGTATTATTAGCACAGGTAAATGCTATTCCTCCCATTGTTATTTGATCACCAGCAGAGAATCCATGAGGACTCATTGTTATTACAGTTACAATTCCTGTAGGTTCATCATATTCAACCTTAGTAACTGTAGATACACCACTTTGTGTTCCTTGAATAAAAACTTTATCTATAATTAATGGTGTTTTTTCTAACACCATTCTACCATCAATTAAAATAACACCATCATTAGGTGGTATTTCTACATCCTTTATAACTCTTATATCTCTCTCAAGACCAGTACTTCTAGATTCTCTTCTTTGAGTAAAAGTAACTGTTGGATATGTGCCTACACCAACATTTGCTACCTGTGCATACAACACCAAAGCAGAAGTTCCTGTTGGTACTTCATACAATTTTTGCAATCCTGGTGCTACAGGAACGGCAATTGATATAAACTTATTAACTGGTGCTATTGCCATATTATCTCAACGCTAGTATTAAGGGTGTTAATTGTGCTTGAATTGCTCGGTTAAAATCTCTTCCTCGAATAGTAGATGTAGTTTGATCAACAGTTAAACCATCGCCAATTCTAAAATTACCCTTTTGATCTGTACTTGTAAATGGACATTGACCTCCATTTATTGCAACTACTTCATTAGCAGTAATAGGTTCACCACCTTGGAAGGGGTTCGCTTTATTTATATCGGTACCAGCACCGATATATTCAAATGAATGAGAACTGGTAATAATTCTACTGAGTCTAACTAATTCTATCTCAGTTCCAGCATTAATAGAATATGGAATAAACTGATCAAATGTTACAGTCGTTAGTCCAACAGTATCTGTTGGTTCAGTAGCAACACTTACAGTATATAGAATAGGATCTGTATCTGCAACTAATTGTGCAGATCCACCACCACTAATACTAACTTCAAATGATTGATTTGGTAAGAAATTTCTACCACTTGCAATAACATCAATCGAAGTAATGGTACCAGCAGCACTTACATTTGCAGAAAATTCTGCACCAATAGATTCTGGTCCTAAAGGTCTTGGAACAGTAACAACTGGAGGTGCTGCAGCATTATATTCTCCTGGTATTCCTCCATCTACAACAGTAATACCTCTAATTAATTGTAGAGGTGCAGTTAAAATACCAGTTACTGAAGTATCAAGATAATCTGCTAAATTAATCTTAAAGAATAAACCTTGCCCATCAAATGGTTTTCTAAATCTATCAAATTTATCAGTAACATCAATAAGCTCAAAAACATCACTATCAGCAGGAGCAGTAGTAAATAATTCTCCTGTAAATTCTGTTGCACCAACACCATTAGAATATAAACCAAAATTACCAAATGATGAATTTGAGTTTGTTAAATCACATTGCCCTCCAGTATCACAATAAATTGCAATATCACAAGCAATAGTAAATATAGAAACTAATTGAGCATATCCATTATTTGTAATTGATACACCAATACCATTCTGATTGTATTGTGTAAAGGCATCACAAACAAAGGATTTAAAGTCTTGTCCTAGATTATTAGTACCACTGAAATCTGCATTAGCATGATTACCATCAATCCTCATACCAACACTACCTGACATAAAGTTAGTACAGTTCCTAATATATGGAGATTTCCATCTACCAGTAGAACCTTCATTTGCTGGTCCCAATGCAATATATCCAGTGCTTGCCTGATCTGCTGTAACTAATGGAGGGAAAGCAACTGCTGCACCAGTATGATTATATGAAACTCCACCTTGATTATCAGTAGGAGGACCAGAGAAGTTAAGATTCTGAATCAAACATCCTCGTCTAACATGAAATACATCCTTATCTCTATTTGAAGGGATAATAGTTACCAATCTTAAATCCTCACCAGATACAGAAACATCAGTTCTTAATCCAATTGGATTATTTTCAGTATAACTACCAGATCTAACAATAATAGTATCTCCTTCTTTTGCTATAGATGCAGCAGCACCAACAGTTCTCTTTGCATCACCTTCCAATAATCCAGTGTTACTATCATTACCATCCATAGTAACCCAAATAGCATTATCAGTCTCAACACCAGATGGTCTCCAAGATACACCAGCACCAACTGCAGATAATCTATAATCATTCTTACTTTTACTAACATCAAATCCAACACTGTTTAACTTATCAATAACAGAATTTTCTAACTCTAATGTTCCTTCAATTCTTGCATTATTACCAACATTTAAATTCTCTTCAATACCAACACCACCTTCTTGTACTACAAGAGCACCAGTATCCTTATTAGTTGATGATTGATTAGAACCTATCCTTACATTACCACCAACATTTACATTTTCTTCAACACCAAGACCACCTTCTTCTACTACAAGAGCACCAGTATCTTTATCAGTTGATGATGTATTTTTCCCAATATTAACATTTCCTGCAACACCAATACCACCTACTTCTACTAGTAGAGCACCAGTAGTGCTATTTGTTGATTCTAAGGCAGATTGTAATTTAGTTTGTCCACCAACAATTAATTTTTTAACAATACCAACACCACCATCCATTTGCACAGAAGCAAATGTTTTTGTTGATGCATCAGTAGTATCATTAAATGTAGTCTTTCCATCTACATCTAGAGTATTGTTAAGTGTTGTAGCACCATCTACATCTAAAGTATTATTTAAAGTTGTAGCACCATCTACATCTAGAGTATTGTTAAGTGTTGTAGCACCATCTACATCTAGAGTATTGTTAAGTGTTGTAGCACCATCTACATTTAATGTAGAATCTAAATCAGTTGCTTGATTTACAGTTAAAGTTCCTTTAAGTAAAGTATTACCATCAACTGTCAATAATGAATCAAATTGTACATTACCAGTAGCATGAAGAGTTCCTGATATATCTAAATCATATGTTGGATTAGCATTCTTAATACCAACCTTAGTCATCCTAAAGATTGGAGAAGTATTAGTATTATTAGTGAATCCCCATAAATCTTGAGATTGTATCCTAGCAATCATTGTAGGATTATCTGGATCTGGTATAGGAAGTATAGTATCAGTACCTAAACCTAAACTATTAATTTGCACATAATTCATTGTTGCAAATGTTTGTGCAGTTCCAGGATTTGGTATATAAACACCTTCATCTTGAACAAAAATACCATGTAAATCAATTGGTGATGCCTCAATCCATCGGACACCATCAACATCCATATTCAAGTAGTATCCATTAACACCAGGAGATTCTGCAGAGTCATATAAATGACCATCCAATCTCATTGGTCCTAATACATCAAGTTTTACTTCACCAGTAAAGGAGGTATTCATACCCCCAAATGTAGCAGGGTCAGTTGTTCCAATACCAACTGTACCTAGTCCAGTAATTACAACAGCTCTATCATCTGTTTCAAGAGAATTGCCAATTGTATTTGGACCACCAACTTGGAATCTTTGGAATGGTGCTGTATTTGCTATACCAACTCTACCAGGAAAATGTCCAGTATTAATACCAGTGAATACAGTTCCACCAACACCAACATCTAACCTACGTCGAACTAATAAATTATAAACATCTAAATCTGCTTCAATAAAGACATCATCTTTAAAGGTAGCAATACCACCAAACCAAGAATTCTCTAAAACCTTTAAATTTTTTACTACTAGATTATCAGGAAGTGTTAAATCTTGTCCTGCATAATCATAATATAATTTTCCATAGATATAAACATTTTCAAATACAGAATCTCCAATATGCGAATTTTCATTTCCTATAGGTAAATTGGTATCAGACATATTATCCTCCTAATTCTGCGATTGATTAACTGCTGATTCTACAGCTGCACCTGCAACAGGACCACCATAGGCAGTAGCAACACTTCCAGCAAGAGAACCAGCATCTAAACCTTCACCACTAAGTAATTGTCCAGCAACGGCACCTGCAACAGGACCACCATAGGCAGTAGCAGCAGCTTGAGCTAACCCACTAAGACTTAAATCTCCACCCATTGCTCCACCAAATCCACCAAGCAAACTACTACCACCAAGATAACTACTAGCAAAAGCCTTAAACATACTAGTTTTTTTAAGCAATTCTGCTATATTTCCCTTTTTAAGACCTTTCTCATCAACATGAACCTTAGTACCATAAATTAAAACCTCATCAGTAGATCCTGGTTGATCATAACCAATGCGAATTTTAGGTGCTTGTAATACTATTTCTTCTGATGCCTGTAAAGTAATCTGTTTTGCTTTCTGTAAAAGTTTTCCTCTGTCTGCATTAAAATCACAATTACCTTTATGAACAACTAATTTATAACTATGCTCATTTTCTTTATTTTTAAATCCACACTCTACTTGTAGTGTTTTTTCAGCATAAACTCTTGATAAACCACTACCTTCAGCAAGAGTTTGATTATATTTTACACCATCTTTCGTCTGAGACAGTAAAGAATATGCAACCTTTCCTGGCAATCCAACAACATGCCCAGAAGCTTCAATAATTAACTGTTGATTAAATATTTCCTGAGTATAATTTTCTTGACTCATATTAATTATTTCCTCCAGTAGGGAAATTACCAACACAATCAACAACTTCAAGTGTTTGAGCAGGTGCAACTGGTTTGTTCAATGTCATAATTACTCTGAAAACAGCACCATATCCAGGATTTTCAATCAATTCTTCTATTTTAGGTAATGATGAATATGGTTTTTGACAAATAACATCACAACTAACACATTGTCCATCAGTAACATTAAGTTTTATGCATTCATCAGATATAGTTGCATTCTGATATCCAGAACCAGGATTCTCTATTATAATCTCTTTAATATAAACTTCATCAACTTCCCCTGGAAGATCAACAGGGTAATTTTCACCCTCACTTAAAATCGCAATATTAGTTATTTGTCCAAAAGTAGGAGAATTTATATTTTTATCAACAATTGCCTTACCAAAAGCACCAACTCCTTGATCACAACTATCAGTAAAAGTTACAAGAGGTTCTTCACTATATCCTTCACCAGGATCAGTTATTTCAACACCAACAATACTAGCAGTTCTCTTCACGTCTCCAAAAATATCATCAGGGTCAAGTTTATCTATAAAGTTTCCAAATAAAACTTTTCCTGCTCCACCAATACCATTACCACCAAATATCTCAATCTTAGGTGATCCACACTTAAATATATTTCCAGTATAACAATCAGTTCCTACAGTATCTCCTGCCTCACTTACTTTGGAACCAAATATTGAGAACTTACCATATGCTTCTTCAAAATCACTTAAACCAGAAGGAAGACCTTTTAAAATATTATTTTTACCTTTTTCAATATTAGCAGCAACTTCATTCGCAGATTCAAATGCTTTATCCATGAAATTTTGTTGCTCATTACTACCCATTGGTTTTGAATCTAATTTATCAATAACGAATTTATCAGTATCAACAGGTTTTGATGTTTTACCTCCACAATCAAATAAATCTTTTACTTTACCCATTATATTAATTCCCTTACTAATAAAACTTTTTACATTAAAAGCCTTTACTCCAAATTTTTCAAGTAATCCTGATACTGCATTTGTTGCAGGAGAAACCATAGTATCAACCATTTCTGTAATTTTATTGGTTATAGCACCTACCATTTGTTGAACAGCACAAGTACCAGCATTTAATACATTCTTTACCATACCTGTCAACATATCTTCAATAGAACCACCTAAAGCACCAGATATTTTATTTACTAAGCAATCTGTTGAACCTAACATTTTACCAATAGGTCCAATCATACTTGTTTGTAATGAAGTAATTTGGGATAGTGATGTGTTAAAAGGAAGATTTTTAGCAAACACACTTGAAGCAATACCATCCAATCCACCCTTAGCATAATCAATCAATCCATCAGTAAGTGAATTTCCAATTTGACCAATAAAAGTTTGAGACGAACTACTAATCATATTAGATACACTTTTTATCTCACCAGGAAGATCAAGACTAAAATTACTTGCTTTACTTGCTATATCCATAAAATTACCCAATTGGGTTTGGGTCTCTGCAAAGAAATTATTTTTATCTGGATTTGCAGTCAAAATCTTCATACCAGAAGTTAAAGATACTGGATCTACATCTGGAAGATCTATTTTTTTAAATTCTTCAACTTTTTTTTCAAAATCCTTAAAAGCATCCTTAGATAAATTTTCTATCTGACTGGAATCAAATGGAACTATATCTTTTAATTCATCAGGATATTGATTCTTAATATTCTTAATTGCACTCTGCCATTTTTCACCAGAAGGATTGACCTTTATAAGATCTCCATATGCTTTAATCTGCTGGAAAGAAGGAAATTCTGTCGGTATAGCAGGAATAAATTCCTTCTCTACCTTTTCATTAATTTTTGGTAAGGGACCACCTATTATGCTCATAGTTCTATCATTTCCTTTTATTATTTATCATGGATACTTAAAACAATTCCAATGCTTCATCAAGTTCTTCTTGACTTGCGTTCATTGCATCATCAAAATCAGCATCACTACCAACATTACTATATTGCTGCTTTACCTTCTCATCATATTTTCTTGCAAAAGTTCTCTGAGCTTGTAAAACTTCTTTATCATCAGCAGGTGCCTTAAAATCCAAAACTTCTCTAGTATTGTTTATATTAGCTTCTCTATTCATATCTGCTATTATCTCATCTCTTTGGTTTGAATCTAATGCACTTTCCCCAACTTCCATATCCCATAAATCTTTTCCTCTTTTTGCATCAGTTAATTTTGGTTGATATGCTGCATCAACAGCATTTTCATTGGGATCATTTCCACCATTAACATCTGATAATTTTTCAGTAGGAACTGCTTTAGATTTTCCATTACCTTTCTCTGTAGCTTCTCTAATTCTAGGAGTAACTATTTGATCCTGTCCAGTATGTTCTTGATCCTGTGTTAACCCTGCTTGTTGCTCATCAGTAAACCCAGATAAGGGTGCTAATTTACTGTTATCATTTGATTCTTTAGCCTTCTTTGCTTTATCACTAGATTCTTTTGTTCTACCCAAAGCACCAAGAATTACTGGGAAATTATTATTGGGTGATAAAAATGCACCAAAAACAATATCTCCTTGTGTTAATTTAATCGTAGCTTTTTTACCAGCACCACCAGTTCCACCAGTAGTTGGAATCAATGCAACTGCTGTATGAACTTCTTGATCTTCAATACTATCTAAATTTGAATAATCACCTATAATACGAACTTTATATCTCCAACCCCATCCCATACCAGCTGTTTGACTTTTCTGTTTATCAAATTTTACAATCATTCCTAACCAGAATTCTACACCCTTTCCAAAAAATGATTGATTGTCTAAATTTACTTTAGTTTCCATATTTATTATTTACCTGTATGTAATCCATAAGTATCACGAGCAAGAGTCATAGATGTAAATGATCTTTGGGGATCAAAATGATGACAAAGATGTAATATTAAGTATTTACCACTTTCCTGTTGATCTAAACCACCCATTGCCTTATCACCCTGACGTTCAATCTCCACTTTAATAACATTCCCAGCTCTTAATTTTAAATTGCAAGGGACTTGGATTTCTATTATTTGAGAATGTAAAAGATTATATCTCATAGGAGATTTTGCTTGCCATTCTCTTGGATCATTATTTGGAACTATATTATTAGCATCTAAACTACCAATATCCAAAATATGATAATTAGTTTTGCTATAATTCTGAACCTTCTCTTTAAAGGGAACTATTTTTTTACCCAACGTTTTCAAGTTTTCAAGATCTATTTTATAAATTTTTTCTTCGGTTTCAAATGTTAAAGGATTGAAAAATACATTACGACTACTATAAGTTCCAGACTCCAATGCTTTTGTTACATTTTGATCCTTAATCATATTGGGTGGCAATACAATTTTAAAATCATTCTCTTTACCTTGCAATGCACCAGAAAATGTATATGTTTCTACTGGTTCTTCAGTAATGAGATTATCTATTGCTTTAAAATTAAGTCCATCTTGTGTTTCATAGAAGAAAAATCCAGGATCACCATTCTCAGGAATAGATCTTCTACATAAATCATTTATCAAATCCAATCCACCTTTTCCTTTTGAAATAAAATCATAACTATTACTTGTAGCATCTATTGTATATTTTTTGATATTTAAATCTTTCAATATCTGTTCAACAGTATTGCTAATCCTACCTTTATATTTTTTACATGGATCTTTAATATCATAATTTTCAATAGCAGGACTTGATTTAAGACTTAGAAAAACAGATTGTCGATTTGATTCCTGAGATACAATTGGAGCACTAATAATCTTTAATGGATTTTTTGTATAATTTAAAGTTCCAGATTTAGATTCTATTTTTACTTCAAGATCTTCATATCCAGTAATAGGTAATGAATTTTTAATACTTCCTTTTCTATTTTGTGTATCTTGATCCTTACCTGCTTCTATAGAATCAGCAGCATCGAAAAATACTAAAGTAGCAGTTACTTCTGGAGAATACACACTCTCATAAAAATCAAAAGATGTAGTTTTTCCTGCAATATTAGCAGTTTTACCATCTTTATTAATAACCATTTTAGCATACTTAGATGCTCTTGCTGCACTTCCTGACATTTATATCCTCCTATACTGGTACTGGTACTTCAACAACTTGTCTTTGAACAATCACAGTTTTATGTCCAGTAGAAGTTCTTTGATTTAATTTAGCTAAATCCTGATTGTTATTTATGCGTTTAAACTGAGCTTTTTGTTGAGTAGATAAAGATAAATTTTTTGGATCTGGTTTTACTAGTTTAATAATATCTTCTACCTCGTCAGATGATGATGATGTTGTTACTTCATCCCTTCTCATTTTAGGTGCAGTCCTTTCACCAGGATCTCCTTCTTCTCTATCTAATATTGGTTCTGGTGGTTCTTCACCTTCAACTTCTCCTTTTTTAGTATCTGTTACATCCACATCAGAATCTTTTTTTAATTCTTTAAGATCCTTTTCTATTTCTTTCTTTGCTGAATCTATTTTCTTTTTATCTACATCATGTCCAACAAAACCTTGTACAGATTCAGTAATACCATCAAAGAAATCAAACATATTTGTAATAGCAGAATTAAGAGTCTTAATCATAGGCTCAATACCCTCCCATATCTCATTAAACTTTTTGATAAATCCAGGTAATGCATTAACAAGAATTCCACCCAACATAATAGATCCAAAAGACAATATCTTATCAATTATATTGCCATCTTGATTACCAGTTTTTTCGGAAAAACTAGTAAGTGGTGAAGATTTTTTAACTGCTTCTACACTCTTTTCTTTTCCTTCTTTTCTTGCTAATTGTAAATCAGCATTATCTAATCGTTTTTTGGATAATTTAACTTTGTTCAATTCTTTTTGCTTTTCAAGCAAAACACTCTTGATATTAGTTACAGTTATCTTAAGTTTTTTGATTTCCCTATCTTGGAGTTTAACAGTTGCCATAATATTATACTATCCCGTGTAATGCTGGTGTTAACATCATATATTCATTCAAAGGATTGATAGAACTAATATAAGCAACTTCTGTTGATTCTGGTAATGAGACTTTCTTTTCTGGTGGTTTAACTTTAACAGGTGGTAAATCTTCTACTATTACTTTTGTTTCATCAACTTCTAAATTAGGGAGTCCGTCCTTAGACCCAGTTAGTTGGTTTTTATTAAATTTAGCCTGTGATGCTAGTGCAGCTACAGTTAATGGGATTGATGTAGCTGAACCCCAACCTGGTAGGAAACTTGCTGCAGCACTAGCAAAAAATAAACCAGCACTTGTTTTATCTCCCTTTACTAGGCTTTTAATACCTTCAAATCCATCAACAACAGCACCAATGATAGGTAAAGAACCTGCTAAGATTCTTTTTGTAGTTACCTTTGTCGCTACCTTTGTTCCTGTTCCTGTCAATACATCTCCAGTAATCTGACTAGTTGCTTTACTTTTAACACCTTGATTGAACATTCTTTTCCACCAAGGTCCCTTTAAATTCTTTACAACTTTACCACCTGTTGTAGTTATTTTAGTTCCTGTTGATACGGTTTTAGCTCCTTTAAATAATCCAAAACCTGAACCTACAAACTTTATTGCTTTCCATACACCATATATTTTTCTTACAAAACTTGATAGAAGAAATATACCACCTATTCCAGCAAGCCATTTCCAATTTTTTGCCGTAAATGACAAAGTATCTTTAATCTTATCTTTCGTCTTTGGATCTAAATTTTTCCACCAAGTAAGAGCAGCATTACCAGCAATACCAGCACCCAATATTGTGACAAAATTAATTATTTTATCAAAAACATTTTTAAATGGAGAAACAACACTAGCTGCTACTCCTTTAATACCTGCACCTAAACCTTTACCTATACCCTTTAATCCTTCTATACTCTTCTCTTTAAGATTTCTCTTTCTTTCTTCATTTGCTTTTTTCTTCTTTTTATTTTCTGCATCTTGTTCACTAATTCTATTACTAAAATCTAATGCAAGTGCATTACCAATATCTTCAAGAGTAGAACTTATTTCTGCTAACTTATCTTCATTACCACCAAAAGGTTTTTGTGCCTTTAAAACATTCTTCAAAAGAGTAATCTTCTTTTCGTTCGCAGCAACCCTTTTCTCCAAAGGATCAAAATCATTTAATGGAAATATTTTTTCAGTACTAAGAGCACCACCACTACGAGCAAGAGCACCACCTTTCTTCGGAACTATGGCACCACCCTTTCCACCACCATTAAAGATGGTTTTCATATTGGTGACATTTAGTTTTATGTTAGAAGGTATTACTTCTGGGTTAATTGCTGGCACTTTGTTTGAGATTCTCTTCGTCGATATACTGTTTTAATAAAGTCACATAAACTTCCTTTTCCCAAGGCATCATATTTTCTATCTCTGTTAATGAGTATTTATGGTGTTGCATCAAGGCAAAGTTAACCTTATAGTATGACTCAAGACTGGTATGAGCCATACTTAGGTGAAAAAACTTGCCAATCCCTCCAAGACCACTTCTGATTCAACTCCAGTTGTTGGATTTGTAACTTTGACTTTATGAGAAAGTTTAGGCATTGTCTCAAAGAACTTTTCAATAGTTTTAAATTGCTTACTATTTAATCCTTCTATAAACTCTTCTAATTCCTTTTTAGTTGAATCAGAAGCATCCCAACTCTCTTCTTCATCATAAATCATTTCAATAGAATTAGTAATCATATTTAATGACCTATCAACCTCACTATTATCACTACCAGTATCAAAATTACTTTCAATAAACTGATCAAATGATGGATACTTAAGTTTCATAGAATATTGATCATCAAGTTTGATAGTATTCTTATGTCCTCTGGTTTTTTGAACTTTAATAGCATCAATGTTAATTTCCATCTCAACAGATGTTTTATCATCATCAGGACAAGTCAAATTAACTTCAACAGTTTCACCAACTGACTTTGAACGAACATTTAAGAATAAGTATTCAATATCAAAAGTAGCAAGTTTAGTAACATCAATTCCTTTTGTAATAATACATTCATTTAAAATTTGAACCACAGCATTTGCTATCTGCTTAGTATCTTCAGTTTCTAATGCAAGTATAAGTATCTTCTCTTCTCTTACAAGAAAAGGACGATATTTAATTTTTTTTCCAGTAGAAGGAATAACTAACTCATAAGTTGGAGTATTAATCTTTGGTAATGGCATAATGTTTTCACACTTCAGTAATTTTATTTATAGGGGTAATTCTAACTTCTTGATACAGTATATCTATCATAGTTAAAGCTGACTGTAACTTTCATTAAATCTGCTGTTCCATATGTAACAGGTAAAGATGTAATAGATTTAGGAAAAGCATTCTTAAATTCATACATCAATGTTCTTTCAATATTCTTTTCAAACTTAGTAATAGTCATTGTATTAGCTTTATAATCATCTGGATATCTAAATCTTCTATAAAATGCCTTTTCGTCAAGATTAATATTTGCACCACTAGAAATATAATCCATCCATCCTTCAAAAATACTTAAAGAGGTATAATCTTCATCAACATAAAAAGTAAAATCAATATCAGTATATAAACGAGTATGTGCAAACTCTTGCGGTACTCCCATAAAATTATCCTTTACTTCCCCTGTTGCGAATGCACTAGCAGGTAATGATGCTTCCGAACAAAGTATCCCTGCATTTCTAGATAGAAAAATATCAACATTATCAAGTCCAGATCTTTTAAGATAATCAGTTATAGTTTTATTCAAAGTTGAAAAATGAACTTGATATTGATTTGTTAACGACAGCTTGCCAAGTTTTTCCTTGACCTCATCCATCGTGATTCTTTGTACTATACCCTTTGCCACTCTAAATACCTTACGAGTCTTATATTATTTCTATTTAGATGGCTTATAAAGGAAAATTCAGACCAAGCATTCCTAAGAAGTATAGAGGTGATTATACAAATATAATATACCGTTCTTTATGGGAACTTAAATTTATGAAATATTGTGATAGTAATCAAAATATTTTAGAATGGGGAAGTGAAGAATTCTTTATTCCTTATATGTCTCCTATTGATAATAGATACCATAGATACTTCCCAGACTTCTATATAAAAGTTAAAGAAAGTACAGGACAAGTTAAAAAATATGTAATTGAAATAAAACCAAAGAAACAATGTATAGAACCAAAAGTCCAAAAACAAAAAACTAAATCATATATTCGTGAAGTATGTGAATATGCAAAAAACCAAGCAAAATGGGAAGCAGCATCAGAGTATTGTAAGGATCGTAAATTAGAATTTAAAGTCTTAACAGAGAACGAACTAGGTATTAAGTAATGGATAGAATCGCAGAGATATCAAATAATTTAATTGGAGCTGAAAGTCCTGATGATTTGATGTTAGAAATACTAGAAGCATTACCAGAAGCAGAAGGAGCTCCTGAAGCAGGAAATTATTATACCTTTGTGTATCAACCAAAAACACCTGGTATTAGATATGATGAATTTCCATTAGTCGCAGTCACAGATGTATTTAATTGGGGTTTTAGAGGATTGAATTTTCACTGGGGAAATGTAAGACAATATACATGGCAAGAGATGGTTGGAAATCTACATATTGTTAATTCAGAAGAGATAGAATCTTTACGTTCTATTCCTTATGGAAAAATACGTCTAAATAGTTAAAATTAATATATAAGGTCGATAAAATGTTAGGTGGAAAATTATTTGATAGTAAAGATAGTGGTGGATTTACTGTAGACAAAGCTAAAGAAGCACAAAAGAAATATAAAAAAACAAAAGTAATAAATGATAGAAAAAAAGCAATTGAAGATCGTGCTAAAAAATTAGGTGTTACTAGTACTAGTAAAACTTGGAAAGAGGATGCAGCAGAGAATAGACAATTACAACTAGATAGTGGAGTTGATAAAAATAAACTTTCAGGTAAGCCTGGTGATATAACATCACCTGGTTATGGTAAAAATGATAGTGGTTCAACAGAAGCACATAAAAAATCTAGTATAAGAGATAGAGGTGGTTTATTAAGATATCCGTTAGAAGCAATGACGGACTCCACTGATTATCTGCAAATTGATATTACAAAATACGTTCCAGTAAAACAAGTAAGTGAATTTGGTGGTATAGTAGGTTCTACTGGTAGTAGACGACTTTCTGAAAGATCTCCAATTCGTGGTTTTACAACAACCCAATCCTTAGTTAATAAAGGAACTGTATTATTACAAATACCATCTCAAATTCAAGATGGTAATTCTGCTTCTTATGGTGAAGATAAATTAAACAGTCTTGTTGGTGCTGCTGCTGGTGGAGCAGTTGATCTTATGAAAAATGCAGGTGAGGAACTAGGTAAAGGTGATGTGAAAGGTGCAATCGATGCTGGTGGAGATGCGTTTAAAAATGCACTAAAAAGTTCTGGTGTTGATATAAATAGAGCAAAATCATTAGTTACTAAAAAATTAGCAGCAAGTGCAGTTAGTGTATTTGGTGGTAACGTAACAGTTGATCAATTATTAGCAAGAGAAGAAGGACAAATATTAAATCCTAATATGGAACTATTGTTTAATGGTCCTACATTAAGAAACTTCAGATTCTCATTCAAAATGACTCCTAGAAGTAAAAAAGAAGCAGAACAAATAAAACTAATAATAAGAACATTCAAAATGAATATGGCACCCAAAGTAACTGGTTCTGGTGCAAATTTATTTCTAAATACTCCAAACGTATTTGAATTGAGATATAAGAGTGGATTTAGAAATCATCCATTCTTACACAAATTTAAACAATGCTTCTTAACTGATATATCAGTTAATTATACTGCCGAAGGTGTATATGCAACATATGAAAATAAAGAACCAATATCTATGACTATGGATTTAACATTTAAAGAACTTGAACCAATTTATGATAATGATTACTTTGATGAAAGAGGTTATGATTCAGATAGCACAGTAGGGTACTAAACATGGGATATTTTAGAGAACTTCCAAATTTATTATATCAATCATTTTTACCATCCAAAAATTCTTCTTTAGATTATGTTGAAGTAAAGAATTTATTTCGTAGAACAAAATTAAGAGATGATTTACAAAATATTTTTACAATATTCACAAGATATGAAATACCTGAAGGATATCGACCAGAAAATGTAGCAGAAGACTTTTATGGTAGTGATGAACTAGATTGGGTTGTCTTAATGAGTGCAAAGGGTCCTCAAAATACTAGTGGAATATTAAATGTTAGAAATGATTGGCCAATCTCAAGTAATGACTTATATGGATATGCATTAAATAAATATGGAAATAACTTAAATGCTACTCGTTTTTATGAAACAAAAGAAATCAGAGATAGTAAAGGACATTTAATTTTAAATGCAGATCAAGTTGTTGATGAAACATTTAAATCTCCAATACCAACACTATTGGATAAACCAGTTACTGAAAAAATAAAAAATAGTTCTTTTATATTTGAACAACCTTCTGGAGAATTAAATGGTTTTGTGAAAGGTGATATAATAGAACCAATTTCGACTGATACTAAAAGTCAAGGTCTTTATTATACAAAGACAGAAAATTATGGAAATTGGGAATTAAATTTACCAAGTAAAACGTGGACATATAGAAAAATTATTACTGCACCACCAGAAGAAGTATTTGATACATTATCATATACCACTACTGATGGTAATAAAAGAACAATTACTGTTAGAATAAAAACTGATGGTACTTATGAAGACACTGTACCAGATTTAGATAAAGGATCTGGATTTGTTGCCCAATCTTATATACAATATTGGGATGAAACACTAGGATATAATGTAGTAAAATATGGAACTGATGTTAGATCAGGAGTATCAAATTGGATATATGAAACTAAATTAAATGATAAGAAGAGAAGTATATATTTACTTAAACCAGAATATTTACAACAATTCTTGAATGATTTTAGAGATATAATGGTATATAACGAATCTTCAGAATATATAAGAGATGATTTAATAAAAACAGAAAATACAAACATTACAATGCCATAAAAAAAGGGGTTCGTTAGAACCCCTTTCTTGTGTTATTCAGCAGCGAGTTTCGCAAAATACGAAAGTGCTTCATCATCGTCATCCGTACTAGACGGAGTAGGTGTTGATGTAACAGCAGCAGTTACTAACTGTTCTGCTTCACCTCTATCATTATCTTCATCAATAGTCTCTACATCTTGAGTAACTTTCTTATTACCAAGAACATAACTTAAACGAGTCTTAAGTTCATCATAGGACTTAAACTGATCGTTAGCAACAAGTTCTGCAAGAGAATACTCTTTCTTCCATAATGCTTCTAGTGCATCATCATCATCCAATAATGGAGTAACAGGAGTGAACTCAGAAGAGTCATAATTTCTATAACCAGCAACGTTCTTTGCTTTCAACTTGAAGTTGGCACCTTGCCAGAAATCAAATGGATCAATTGCTTCCTCATCCTCAAACTCAGGTTGCATTGCTGCAGTAAGTTTGTCAAAGATTTTCTTCCCATACTTGTATAAGAATACTTTACCTTCGTTCTCAGGATTAGTAGGATCCTTTACGACATAGATGTTACTAATGTATGTAAGCTTACGCTTCTGCTTACGTGCGGTCTCTTTACCTGCATCTGTTCCATTGTTCCATAGAGTAGTATTAAACTCAGAAACTGGATCTTTCTGACCAAGAGTGGTTAGAGAGTTTTCAATATACCAACCACCAGGACCTTGGAAGGCATGGGAGTATAGTTTTACAAATGGCAAATCTTCACCATCTGGTGCAGGTAGAAAACGGATAACGGCATAACCATTACCTGATTTATCACATTCTAATTTCCATAGACGGTCATCACCTTGACCACCTGTGTTATTCATTTTTTCGACTTCTTTCACAAGTTTTTGTGTAAGAGAGCCTAGTTTTGATTGCTTTTTAAGTTTAGCAAACGACATTAGATTTCCTCGGATTAATTTGGATTTAATTGGATTTGGTTTTATTATAACAAAAAAACTCTTATGGGTCAACAACCTGTTTGAGTTTATCAATAGTGTTATTCATACCATTGAACAAAACAGAAATATCAGTTCCTGCAGGGAAACCCATTAGTTCTACTGATTTTTCTAATTGTTTTTTCATTTCAAGTGCTTTTGGATCATCTGATAAAGATAATCGAGTATACATAACCCTTTGTTTTTCTAAAAGAGTTGAGAGCATCTCAATATGATCTATTTGATCTTCACGATCCATGTCTCCAAAAGAAATCATGGAACCGTAAACATCCTGTTGTAATTGATTAATTTCCTTTAATTCGTTCCGAATGATTTCAGACTCGAAGAATTCAGACATTAACCTTCTTCCACTGGGAGTTCTTCTCCACCACCATCAACTGGTGCTTCTTCAGTAGCTTCAGTAGTTTCTTCTTTACTTTCTTCAATTTGACTAAGCACATCAATTGCACCTTGAAGTCTCAATACAGTTGCCTGACCAGTTGCGACTTGTTGTTGAACTGTAGTCAATTGTTCCTGTAAGTTCTTGAGAACTTCACTATTATCAAGAGCCATTACTAATAACCTCCTTTAGAATTTTTTTGTAGTTGTATACATTGATATTTATGAAGGGAATATATTTTCTGATTTTAAGACTTACGGTTTCCCACACAGGGTCTGTAAGTTTATTATCGAAATCTTTTACGAAGGAAAAAACTTTTTCCATAATCGTAAGTGTTTCTAGCGAAATCTCTCCACCCAGATATTTTTTTAGGATAACTGGATGTCCCTTCGAGCAATCGAATACTGTTTCTAATTCGTTCTCTGAGAGCAATTTCTCTGACTGTTCCTTGAATAAGTACGTCAAACTCTGTTTCCGTCTCATCCAGTCGGCGTAATTTCTTTCGCCAGAATTGATAATTTCTCCAATCCATAGATTTTGTGGGTTGTCTGCAATAACGAAATTTGATAATAGAAAATCCAATATTTGTTGATCGGAATATTTCCTAGATGTTTTTTCAAACCAATACTTATCCTTTCGTTTATTAAAGGATGTCATGGTTGCCCTTGACTTACCACCATACTTAAAAAAGTCAAATTTAGGATTAGTAAAATGACTTTTCATTGATAAGTATGTTCTATAAGTTTCAAATGGAGTCACTTTCATTAAAATTTTATCATTTTATTATTGAAAAAATTAGAGATACAATATCTCCCATAACCATCATAATAATCAGAATTACTGATCTTCACTTCTTTGACTCCATGTTGAACCCAACCTGGTAATATTATAATTGAATTATTCTCACATGTCAATTCATATTCGTATTTCGGAAAATAAATCTCACCACCTTCAAATTTTTTAGGTTCTTTATAAAAATAAGAAAATGCTAAGAAATTAAAACATGTATCAGTATGTGGCTCATAATACTCTCCATTATGATAATATCTTACTTTTGTATAATCTTCATCACAAGAAGGTGCATGAGAGCAACAATCATGTATTTTAGCAAATACCTCAAGAGCACTTGAAGTAAATAATTTTCTATTTACAGTTAAAATATTAGATAAAGATCTATACCTCTCATAAACATCATCTAAAGATAATGCATGAGAATTTGTCTTTCCTACAACTCCACCAAAATCTTTTGCTTCAAGCAATTTACCTGGTTTAGTATAAAACTTAAGTTCTTCCCAAATTAAATCAAGTTCTTCATCATTATAAAAATTTTCTATAATTAAATGAGGGAATGGTTCTGAAAATACAGTTCCTTCAATTTCTTTCATTATAAAGGTAATTTTGCCTTAGATGTTGCTTTCATAAAGTTAAGACGGGTTGCATCCCATTTAAGTCTTTCTTTAAGTGGTTTTGAAATTAACTTTGTAATTGATTCTATCTCTAAACTATTTGAATCACAATAATGTAATATTGCATCAATATAATTCAACTCCTCTTCTACCACAATCTTTTCAATCTCTATGGCAAATTTTTGAGGTGTTAAAAACTTACTTTCAATTACCTTTTCTAATTCTTTACTAGGTTCCATAGAGCTCCAGTTTATCGTTAACAAATTTTCTAATATATTGTTGGAGCAATTTAATGTACTTTGCTTTGTCCCTTTCTTCATAGATGACACATTCTCCATTTTCACAAGCCATAATAATTACTAATTTTTTAACGGATATTCCCGTTAGTTCATATAACATACAACCATATGCCATACACTGCACAAAATAGTGCTCTACCCAATTTCTTGGTTTAGGTTTTTTTGATGTTTTAAAATCTATTATCGCTAACTCGCCATCATATTCAGCAATACAATCAACAGTTCCAGCAATACCTAATTCTTTACTATATAGGGCACCTTCCAGAGCATGAATATTATCTATTTTATTCAGTTTACCCTTTGATATCTTAAAAAGAAAATCTGATATAGGTGGAACTTCAGGAAGTTCTTCATTCTTTAAATAATTCTCAGTAAGAGTGTGCATATCAGTTCCACGTCTGGTTGCTGCCTTAGTGATTCTTTCTGCTTCCTCATTACCTACCCTCTTTCTCCAATTAACAAAGATTTCTTTATTAAAATGACTAGTAACAGAAGTAATAGAAACTAACTTAAGTAACTCATCTTCATCTGGAACAGAATAATAACGAACTCCATCTATAGTCTCCCTTGATAATTTAGGGAGTTTCACATCAACATGATTAAATTTCATTTAAATAAAAAACTCACAGGACATTTACTTTTTGAGTCAGTTTTAGAAAATAATCTATTAATTACAGATTCTTCAGATTGTTTTTGACTATACATTTTATCATAAGCACCTTGTACTTTTGAAATAACATTAGAATTTCTTTCTTCTTTTAATGTAAAAGAATCATTTGGATTTTGAGAATGAAATGCAATTCTAAAAAGAGGATCTCCCTTTTTTATTACAACTGGTTTTGATTCATCTACTATTGTCATTCCCAAATTACTCATTCGTGACCAGTTTGATAGATTAAACCAACCACTTACAGCAATAAAGTTATTACTATAAGAAGTAATTGGATGATCATACATTTCAAACCATATATCATCATCGGTAGTCCAAAACATATGTTTTGGAAACTTTAGTTGAACAACAGGATGAGGTGAAAGAAGGTGTTCATTATCATAAACCAATAAATGAGAAATTGATTCATCACAATGAACTTTAATTGGATGTGATGGTTTTCTCTCAATCATGAAAGAAAAATCAATTGGAGATACACCTATAAAAACCCTACTAGTTCTATGATTAAAAACAGGGCATTTTGTATAATTAAATTCTTGATTTATAAGATCAGATTCTTTAATTAAAAGATTTGTTGAGGTACGGTATGTGATAGAGGAAACAGTATCAATTGTATAATAATTTATTGTCCTATTCACTTTTACATACCTGCTTCCAATTTAGCAATAAGATACTCTTTAACTAGTCCAGAACGAACGATATCATCAATACCAAATTCAATAAGTTCAAAAGATGGCATTGCACGAATTACTTTCATAAAGTCAACAATACCATTTCTCTCATTGGTTTTTGTAAGATCTGTTTGAGATGCATCACCACAAAATACAATTTTAGTATTTTCACCAACTCTGGTTATTATACTATCTAATTCATGAAAATTCAAGTTTTGAAATTCATCAACAATTATAATAGCATCATCAAGTGTAGTTCCTCTTAAGAATGAGGTACTCCAAAACTTAATTGTTTCCTGTGCTCTAAGATTACCATAAAGCATCTCAAAGTCTGCATCAGATGGCATCTGGAACATATACTTCACCATATGCTTATATGGTATCTGATAATATGAAGACTTATCTTCATGATCACCAGGAAGGAAACCAATTTCACGAGTAGCAACCAAAGATCTAACAATGTAAATCTTATCATAGGGTGTATTTTCACTTAATACATCTTTAAGAGCATTATAAAGAGTAATAAATGTTTTTCCTGTTCCTGCAGCACCATAAGCAATTATATGCTTACCTTCATCATAAGAATCAAACAGTCTTTTCTGATTATCAGTTATTGGTGTGATATCTACCAGATAATCAGTATTTACTGGTTTTTTTCTTTTCATCTGCTTTGCAGTTAGACCAACTCCTATAGGTTGGTCTGTAGATGTTGCTCTTTTCTTCCTTGCCATTATTTAATCTTCCACAAAAGCATTACCAGTCATACCAACACCCTTTCTAGCTAATCTTCCCGAAATACCACCAGCTTTTTCAGATTTCTTTAAAACATCAGTCCATCCTGGATGAGTTTTGGCTAATTTATCTTGAAATTCACCAACTTCTCCAACTCCAGCAACTCCCTTTGACCAATCTTTATCCCAATCAGGATTTTCCTTTCGCCAATCATCATAAGCTTTCATTGTCATTGAAAGTTCTTTTTCTTCACCAGTTTTTAAATTCTTAACAGGATATGTAGGCATAACTCTAAAATTGTGTAAAATTATTTAGACCCATTCAAGGGCTTCTGAGACTGCAGGGAATTGTTCGGTAAATACCTTTCTACATCCTTCTGCTATTACCATATGCTCTTTTTGAGTACCATGAGCAGATCTTAGATTAATATAATGTATCCAAGAACGACAAGAACCAGTCATATAGATTCTTGTAGGAGTTGCAAGTGGTAATACCATTCTAGCACACTCTTTTGCAACACCTGCTTCTAACATCTGATTATAAAGATTTGTAGATGCAGTAAATAAAGTTTCAATCTGACGATTTAATGTTTCTACAACTTTAGGGTCTAAATCATCAATAGAATTTTGACGATTCTTTTCATCTTGTCTGCGAAGTTCTGGTAAATCAATTTTTCCCAATGCAGTACTTGCAGCATATCTTTGAGAAAACTCTTGATA